ATTTGCAGAATACTGCTGTACAAAAGCTGTAGTTATATTTGATGACATATTTGTCTCTCCATATTATTGTTAGTTAAAATAATCAGAAAGGTTCTCCACTAAATAATAGTAGGCATCTCTTGGATTTTAAGTCTTTTAGACTAGAGTCTATTCCTTTTTGTCAATAAGGTTCTTTCGAATTGTCTTACCATTTATCCACTTATAATAAATATCTGCGGTTGGCAAGGGATTATTTTTCTGTTGTTCAGAACCTGTCTCCTTAATCAACCGCAATATTTCTAATCTAATTTCTTTATCGTTTAGATTGTTACTTGGCATTTAACATTTCTCTTAATGTATAGACTTGTTGTACCATTTTATCGTGATCTGGATGACCTTTATTCCAGTATGGATTACTTCTATCATTAACAATAGAAGATATTTCTTCTTCAATATTACTAACCGATTGTGCATTTTCGCTTTCTGTTGCAACAATTTTATCTTCTTGCATCATACCTGCTATCTTTGCAAAACCTTTTATAATCTCTGGATGATCTCCAAGTCTTGTACCATTTGATAAAGTCATATCTAAAACTTCTGGATTAATATTAGCTTTTGCTAATGCACCAGCTTGTTTAACTTTACCTTCAAAGTCTCTACCCCACTCTTGTCTTAACTGTTGTTCAGCTTGAGCTTGAGCAGTTTCAGTATCAATCTTTGATTGTTGTGCAGTACCTTCCATATTATTTTTATAAAACTCTAAGATACCTTGAGCTTGTTTATTATTTAAACCTAGCTTATGTGATTGCTCTGCAAATTGTTTTATTGCATTTTCATCTAAATTTACTACTTCAGATTTTGCATCTAAAGAATATTTATCAGCAGATTCTGGTCTACCAAGTTTAGTATAAACCTCATCCCAATGTTCTTCTGTAGAATTATTAGTTGGGATAACAAGTTTATCTTGACCAATCATTTTGACTGCATTGATATAAGATTTTGCTAAAGCATCTGCTTCAGTAAACTTTTCAATATTTGGATCGTTTCTATATTGTTCACTTATAGAATCTTTCCAAGTTGATTGAGTTGTTGTTTGTGTTGTTTGTGGTGCAGGAGTATCTGCTCCTTTAACTGCAACTTGTGTGGCAGTTGGTGTAGGTGTCTCTGTTTCTGTAGTTGTCTTTTGTTCTACAGGCACAGTTTCCTGTGTTATCTGTTCGCTTGACATAGTTATTTACCTTTTTCATTTTCCTTTTGCAGCATTGATTTAATAAATAGAAGAACGCTGCGTTGTCCTTCCATGTATGCACTCTCATGACTATCACCTTTTACATTAGTGGTAGAATGATAATGACATCTTTTTTCAAGATCAGCTAAGACTTCTTTGCCTTCGTCTGTATTGAATATGTATTTATAATTTGTTTTTAATTTTGTTATTAATTTTTCTAATTGTTTATTTTCTTCCATACTATTCCACATCAGCATTTGCTACAGCTCTTGCTTCGTCTGGCAATGCTTTTGCTAGTGGTGCTACATCTCCTCCTGCTTTAGCAACTTGTTGTAGTTGTTGCATCTGTTGCATTTCTTGTTGTTGTTGTTGTGCTTGTTGTCTTTCTGCATTTACTTCACTTTGTGATTTTAATATTTTTTGTGGCACACCAACAATGTCTGCCAAGTGTTTTACAAGGTTATCAAAATTAATATAATCAAATACTGGTGCTACATTTGCAAGTGATCCTAATATTTCTACTGTTCTTATAATGGATTGTAGCTCTGTAGATTTTTGTGCTTTAGCAAGTGGAGAAACATATTCTATTTCTATATCTCTACCTGATAAAAACTCTGGAGCTGGTGGTAACATATTGTTACGAAGTAATATTGCAAACACTCTATCAATTAATGGTTTTAATAATTCAGATTGTAATCTACCTAATACAGGTCCTAGTAATCTCATCTTCTCTTCGTTTCTTTGTATGACTTCTGTTGCTGTCATTTGTGGACCTTGTTGCATCATTAATTGATTTACATAGAACACAGCTCTAATACTATCTCTTCTTTGCTCTTCCATATTTAAACCTAGTGGATTGTTTGCACCAATGTTTAATGGTTCAATTCTATCTCTTGTACCTGATCTATAAAAATTTAATCCACCTGGTACAGTTCTAACTGGTAATAAAAATCCATCATCAGGAACTAATAGTGGTGGGTCTACTTGTTTCTGTGCAGCTTTAATAGTTGTCTTTGACATTTCATTTAACATCTTGACATCTGGCAATGCTGTCATTGCAGGTGATCTTCCATAAATTTCATTTGATGCTTTTAAATATCTTGGTACAACAAAAGGAAACTCTCTAAATCCAGATACAGATAATTCATTACCATTTTTAAATTCAATATACACAGATTCAAATGGCATATTAGCTTTATCTTTTTTGTTAGGATTAAAATCTGCTCTTGGATAAACTGCGTGTAATATTTCTATTTCTTCGTATGGATCTTTTTTTGCTTTAGTTTGAACATCTGCTGACACACTTTCGCCAAACTTTTGAATTGCAGCTCTAGCAGATATTTTAAATTTTCTATAAATAGTATCTATTCTACCTTTATCATTTTCTGCAATAAACACTTCATTGATATGCCTTGTTGAAAATTTTATAATGTCATCATTATCTTCTTCAATAAACATTGCTGCTGTACCAAATGTTATAAGGTCATGGTACAATTCAAATATTTCTTGTTGAAAGTTTGATCTATTAAATGCTGTATACATTGCGTCTGTAGATGACTCTAACCAAAGTTTTGCTTCATCTTCATTATCAATTTCTTCATCTTTAAATCTTAGGGTAAACCAAGGTGTAGAAGGATTTGTAAGCATACCATGTAATGATGCTGCTAATAATTCTACTGCTTGTATTGGTGATGAATCGAAAACTTGTTCCATTCTCTTATCACCTCTAGCTCTTTGTTTAGTTACATCTGCTTTTCTTGGTTGCATATAATCTGCAACTTCTTGCCAATGCGTTTCCCAGTTTTGCCTTTGACCTTCAAGTTTTTCAAATCTGGATATTAAACTTTTAGTTAAATCTGTTTTAGCCATTATGCTCCTAATAAACTTTTCTTACCTAATGTTAAACCTTCATCTTTTGTAACACCTCTTGATGATGTTAATATTGTTTGCGATCTACCTTTTGCTTTAGTTTTTTTCTTTCTTACATAAAGTGGATCTTCTTCACTTGTAGCATTTGCTGCTTCTGATTGTGAAACTTCTGCTGTAGTTGGAGATAGAATTGTTTTTGGAACTTGTGTAACTTGATTATTACCATTACCTCCACCTTGTCTTTCTCTATTAATATCTTGATTAGTTTTGTAACCAACTTCTCTTAATTTTGCCAAGCCTTCTCCTGATCCAATTTGTTCGTCTGTCATATCTATTCTTTCTCCAGGTGGAACACTTGTATTATACTTGGATATAAATTCTTTTCTTCTTCTTGTATTGTAAGGTCTAGCTGCATCCGCTAATCCTTTTCCAACAGCTTTAATAACTCTTATAGGCATAGGTGTAAGATCTAATTTTTTTTTAGGTGGTGGTGGTTTTTGGTATCTGTTTGCAGGACCTTCTCCTCCGCCATTGCTACTTGAATTTCCACCCATGTTATTCTCCAAATGTTAAAGATGATTTAGTTTCTTTAGTATCTTTTGGTTTAGCTTTTACTTCTGGTTTTTTAACTTCGTTTTCAAAAGTTTTATCTTCATTCAATACTAAAACTTCTTCTACCTTTTTAGGTTTTGCCTTTGGTTTTTTTTTAAATATTTTTTTAATATTTTCAAACATTATGATCCTAATAAAGTTTTCTTTTCTGTTTCAGCTTCTTCTTCAACACCTAATGGTGATGTAAGGATTGTAGACTTTCTACCTTTTCTTCTTCTTTCCATAGCTCTTTGCTCTGCCGCAATTCTGTCTTTTTCTTCCTGTGATAATTCTGCTTTAGGCGGTTCTGGCAAAGGTTGAACTGGTGGTAGCGGTGGCATTTTTGGTCTGAAAAGTGATCCCATAATTATATAATCCTGTATTCATTATCTGCTACACTTTGTGGAGCAGTTTGTCTATCATTAATTTCTTGCAGTCCTACACTTAGATACCTCATGGCATCACAAGCATGGGAACTCCAATCGTGTACAGGTTTCGATCTGAACATTCTATTTTTATCAATATACTTCCTGTGGTAATGTCTTAACGCATCTATTAACTTTTTGCAATGGTCAGTATCAATCCAGCATCTAGGCAAGGTCATTGTGGTTGCGTGTATGCCATCCTCTAATGAAATTTTTGGTACGACTTTAAACCTAACTCCTAATTGGTAGGCGACCTCTCTCCTGGTTTTACCATTACTAAAATCTGTAACTTCAATGTCATGTGGTGCAAAATGATCTTTGTAAACATAATCTTTATCTTTAATAATCTGCACATAGTGCGGTAATCCTTGACCTCGTTCCTCGTGGTAATCAATAATGTTTACTGATCTACCTAATTGTTGAAAGAATATAATACTGCTATGATCTGAAACTCCAAGATCCCATGATGTTGATACTGGTAAACTTGGGTCGTATGGAACTCTTGTTAGCTGCTTTTTATCTTCCATCTTTGTAAGCACATCTGAATATACTGCACCTTCTATGTTTGCTATCCAATCACATTCAAACTCTTGCTGGAACTTCTTATCTCCCATTACCTCTTTTGCCTTGACTAGCTCTTCTTCATCTACAATTTTTGTTTCACTAGCTTTTGCCTTGTAGTTAAACCAATCATCAGCTCCTTGTGCGTGTTGGTATAGTTCATAGAAGTTGTTGTTCATTCCCATAGGTGTACCAATAAACACACAATAACCTTTTCTATCTGATAGTGCAGGTCTAATTATTTCTGGAAACAACCTACTGTTTACATTTGCGTACTCATCAATTACACAACCATCAAGGTATATACCTCTCAAGCCATCAGAGTTCTCTGAGCCAAGTAATGTAATCCTGCTGCCATTCGGCAAATCCACACGCAACTCTGTTTCGTTAAATTTTGTATAAGGTATCTTTGCTGTAAATTGTTTCATATAATCCCAAGCAATACTTTTCGCTTGTTTAAAGGTGGGTGCTATATAGGCATACCTGGGGTTCTTATTTTTGGACAGCAATGCTGACCTAATTAAGTGGTTGATCATACATACTGTTTTGCCAAACCTTCTATGACAAACTAATACATTCCATCTGTATTCTGATATTTTTTTGTGCAAGAACGCTTGATGCTTTCTAGGTGTATAGGGAATCTTAATATCCATATCTAGTGTATTTTTTTACTAGGCATACTATCTGTGGGTTCAAAGTCAAAGCCAATACAAAGCATAACATAATTAATAAATAGCTGTGATGCTAATTCATTAGGAAAACCAACAAACTTTATAATGACATCATTGCTATCTTTATCAACATAAGCAACTGATTCTACATCTTCTAACCCAAAATGATCCATATACCATATCTAGTTTATTATTGGTGGTCTGGCAATAAATGAATGTGTGTGTGGATAAGGGAGTCCTCGAGTCCCATGTATATATACATATAGTTTGGCGGTCGTTTTCTGGGGTATACC